TGGAGTATTTCTTAAATCTAAATCACCCCCCACACTTAAATTATCAGGGAGTGAGGTGATTGGAGTATTTCCTAAATCTAAATTACCCCCCACACTTAAATTATTAGGGAGTGAGGTGATTGGAGTATTTCCTAAATCTAAATTACCCCCCACACTTAAATTATTAGGGAGTGATGTGATTGGAGTATTATATAAATATAAACCACCCCCCACATTTAAATTATTAGGAAGTGATGTGATTGGAGTATTTCTTAAATTTAAATCTCCTTTACTGCCATCTTTGATGTATTGTTGAATTTTCTTTTGGAGGACTATTTGATAGTTCTTAGCGCGCTCTTCAGGAGAGCGTCTAGGAACTAAAATTTTATTTTCTTTAAGTATGTCGAGTAGTTTGATCATTATTTTAATATAATTAATAAGGAAGCGGCTATTACTAAAACTGTCAATCCTGTTGTTTTTATTAATTTATTTTGGAATTTCAATCTCTTATTCTTAGACTCTATTTTCTTGAGGTTAAGAATATATATCTTTTCTTTCTCATTGTATAATGAGATTTGATTCTCATAAGCATTTATTTTAATGGCATAATTATTAATAACGGTATCCTTTATGTATGAATGTTGTTCAGTCAAACTAAGTAATTCTTGAGTCGACATTAATTCTACCTTAGCTCTATCTCCATCTACTAAGTCTAGGGCTATCTGTCTGGCTACTGGAGTTGGAAGTTTAATGAAATCAGTATTTGTAACGACTTGAGAAGAAACTGTCAAGCTGAACATTAGAATATTTAGTAATAGTAGGACGCATTTTGTCATATTTTTCTTTAAGTTTAATTATTTTAATTTTATTAATTTCAATTATCCTACCTAAATAAATAATACTATCTTTATATATTATGATAATACTATCTTGTTTTTTATGAGTAGAGTCAATTTTAATTATTTCAGAGTTTAGACTGTCTATCTTTATCTTGTAGTTAATAGTAGTATTAATGTGTTCTTTCTGGATTGTTTTATTTATTATCCATAACCCTATTATAAGTACTAATACTGCTATTGCTTTACCGTAATTTAGTTTCATGTAATACTTCTTTTATAAGATTAAGGAGTTTGGTCTCGTTTAATGCTTTCTTAGCATCTTTAGTATATGATTTTAAAGTACCTCTATCTTTAAGTTGATTTTTAATTTTACCAACAATAGTAGACTCATTATCACCTCCAATTTCAATTTTCATTTCATTTGACTTTAACATAGGAATAAACTTTACAGTTGTTTCCTTTTTGGTATTTTGGTCTACAATATTAAAAGACTCAATATCTTTTTCAACTATTTTCTTAGTTTCAGGATCCATAAATTTACGTTTTTCAGACGTAATTTTAGTTTTAAGTACCGGATTTTCTTTGAACCAGCCTTTAACATCACTCATAATTCTATTTAAATCTTCTTCTGATTTTGTTACAATTCTTTTAAATCCCATATTTTTTATTATTTATTTTTAATATCATCTTCCCAGTTACGCAATATCATATTTCCTTTCTCATATGCTTCCTTTTCAATTTCAGGCAATGCTCCATCTTCATTTGTATTAGTAGTATTAATATTATTTAATCTATTTTCTAAATTCTGAACATGATGAACTATCTCATGAGCGTATGAACGTAATATATCTTTAGGATGGCGATTTAAAGTATATATTGTGATTGATTTTTCTAATGGATTATAATATGCTGTTTTTCCTAATAATCCATCCGCATTCTCCTTATCATTATCTATAAATTTTAATTTAGGTAATGGTGATATATTCATTCCATTATCCAACATGTATTTAGTTAAAGATACGATCCCATTTTGGAGATTCCAAGCTTTATTTGATTTAGGTGTGTTATCATGTCCACATTTATGGCAAACATATAAATCTTTACCACCATCTTCAATAGACCAATGCCAATCACAATTATCACAAATTACTTCAGTATCAGTTATTATTTCTTGTAATTTTTTTTCACCAGTTAATGTTCGCATATAATCTTCAACATCAATACCATCAGGTATCATTGATTGAATGGTTGGAATATCTTTATTTACAATGGCCTTTCTTAAATCAGTTGCACTTAAATTACCAACATTTGCCTTTTCAAAACTATCAATTTTAACATTAGGTAATTTACTAATACCTTTAAAACGAGCTATATCATCTTTACCAAATACACCAACATATTGTTGATTGGGGTTATCTTCAAATTCTTTATATGCTTTTAAAACTGGTGATGGCAGATCACTAATCATAAATTTAACATTATTAGGTACTAAACCTTTTAATTTAAATAAATTAAATAAATCTAATGTTTTTTCAGCGGTGAATGAGTCTACTGATTTTGGTCCTATTATTACTAAAACTTCATCCGCAGCATTCGCAGCTGCATTTATGCGATCTAAATGGTCTTTATGGGGTGGTTTAAATTTACCAGGAAATACAGCTATCGATGATTTTTTTTCTTCCATCAATAGTGGAGTAATCATTTTCATTACTAATGCATTATATTTTTCCTGCAATGCATTAACTACATCAATTGATTGTTGTTTTTTTATACCTTTTTCAAGTCCTACTTCAGCGTCACCTACTCTTATATTTCTAGTATACATTCCTTTAAGACGATCTATTGATCTTCTATTTTTAAATTTTTTAATTTTACTAATTATAGTATCAAATTTATCTTTTTCAATATCTATACCTAATGCGGATAATACTGTTTTTATATCAGAAAACTTATTTGAAGTCCATATTGTTTTACCATCACTAGTACCTTTTTTAACTATTTTTAATGATAATTCAGAAGGATTTAAATTAAAATCATATTCTTCATCTTCACCAGGTTTTTCAATGTTTGATAAGTCTAAATCTTTAAATAATTCATCAATCTGGTTTTGATCTAATTCAGAAAATACAGCTTTTACTAAACCTAAAGCTAAACCTTGTTCTTGAGCTGGGAGGTCTAATATTTTGTATATGAATTTACCTTCTTCTTTTGATGCTGCTACTATGTTATCTATTTGAACATATTCGTTTTCTTTTCCATATATTGGATACAATATAGAAACTATAGAACCATGTATGAAATATTTTTTGTTCTTTTTTTGTGGTATTTCAGGAATTTTATTAACTTGTTCTATAAAACTAGCTAAAGTTTGTTTAAGTTCTTTTTTATTACCTTCAGGAAATGATATAACAATATCAATATCTCCAAATATTTCTTTTTCAGGTCTAGAACGAACCCCAGTTATAGTATATGATTTATCAAGACCTAAAGGTTTTAAGACATTATCTCTATAGTCACGAATTGTGGCTTTTAAATCTTCTTTTTTAATGCGTGATCCGCCCGCTGCTCCACTCATGTTATTTAAATATTATCAGGTATATACGCATTAGCTCTTCTTAAAGCCTCAGCAAACATTTTTAATGTATTTTCTTTGTCTTCAGGATTAAGATTAGTTTTAATATAATCCATTAATTTATTATAATTACTAGTTATTTTTAAATCTAATGGTTGTTTAGGTTTATATTCATTATTAAATACATTTATAGCATCTTGAGGTTTATCACCTAACACATCACCTGTTTTTTTACGAATAAAACCTTTACCACTTTTAAATGTATAACCTGTAGCGGCAAACATGGCTAACATTAATTGCCCTCTATGTAATCCTTTAATTTCTTGATTATCATCTGGTAATTCAGAATTATATCTGAATTTTAACCAATCTAAATCTCCTGTGTCTAAATCAAGTTGAGCATTTGTATTTAATCTTTTATCATTAGAGTATTGTGGGTATGAAAAATGAATTGTACCACCATTAGCGGCTTTATCATTTGCATATATGTCCTTTCCAGACTCATTAATTTTTTTAACAATTAATTGAATTAATGATTTTACTTGAATTTGTTCGTCACTGGCGGAACGAGCTGCTTTTTTGTTTTTTTCATATAATTGAGTATATGCATTTTGATCTATTCCCCACCCTTCAGTATCTATTTGGCGGTCTTTAAAAAAGTGTTCAGATGAATATGCTAAGTCTACATCTCCTGATTTTGGTTTTTTGCCAGTAGATCCTAACCAGTTACTATTATTGCTTAAAGTTGTGAATGTTGATTTCTTTTTAGGAAAGATATCACTTAAAGTTGATATAAATTTATCTATGGTTGGTTTAATATCATTTAATAATATATCATCTGTATCATATTCCGTACCTGTAAATACATTACCTCCCTCCGTTATTATAGTTTTTAAAATTTTGATTAAAGAAATCATCCCAGTGGTTTGACATACATATTGTTAATTACATTCCTATTTGAATTTCAGTTGGAAAATCATTAGATGTTGGTTTCGGGTCTGGGTGTTCTAGTTTGTATAATTCATGTATGTATCCAAATAATTTGAAATTTTCTTCAATGGTGCGGGTTGGTTCATATATTTCCCAACCTTTGCCCTGCATTTTTTCTCCTTTTTTATCAGCTTTATGTTTTGAAGATTTTAACCAAATAATACCTACACGTTCAATTTTTTCCTCATATAATTCATTCCATGCTTGGGCGTATGCTGCTAATTGTAAATCATGGCTTGTATGTAATGAGTTTGATGTTTTAATATCTAATAGCCACTTTTCACCATTTATCTCAACTACTAAATCACATGTTCCTGCAAACATATATTTATCTGAGAATAGATGAGCTTCACTTTCTACTAACGTTGGTTTATATATAGACCAGAATTCATGGAATTTTAAAATCATCTGCCATACAAATATTGAATATTGTGAAAATCCTCTATCATCAATTAACGATATTTTTTCACCTAAAAGATATCTTTCAATAGCGTCATGCACCTGTGTACCTTCATCCGCTGCCTTTCTCATTATAATATCTGAATTATGTCCTACATCTTTTAACCAGGTTTCAAAGAATTTATTTTTAGGCATATATTGTAAAATACTAGTGACAGATGGATAGTATTTGTCATGTCTAGTGTAATACCTATCATCCATTATTGTTACTCTTTTAGAAGAGTCATCAATTTCTAATAGTCGTTTAACATATTTTTTGTTAATGTTTATATTTTTTTCTATCATAACATAAGTTTTTTGTATAACAAGTCTGAAAATCTTAATGGTTCAGTATCTTGTATAATGTGAGTAAAATGTTTGAATCCCATATCGGATGGATCCTTGTCTTGCATGTCAATTAAATATACTTCTTTACCTTCATTCATGAGTTGTTGACAAAACTCTAATGCTTTCTTTTGAGCATCCTTATCTAATGCTATATAAATCTTTTTAACAGATGATATAACAATACGTTTCATAAGATTGGATTGTATGTTTTTACCAAGTAGTGGAATAGCATTACGTTTTATAGCGATAGCATCAAATGGCCCCTCACATAATATCAGGGGTAAGTCCCAATTTATGAAAAACTCAAACGGAATAATATTACGAGATGAGTTTGGATTTTTATATTTCATCGGATTATCTTTCTCAAAACTACGCGCTGTAAAATAATTCAATATGCCATTCTCATCATATGATGGTACTATTACTCGATTTGTATAAACTCCGGATTCACAATATCCTAGGTTGTATTTAATGATATCATCCTCATTAACACCACGTTTCTTAAGGTATGTTATAGCGTGTTTAACCATAACAGACTTAGGTGGGTTAATTAATGAGATGAATTCTTTAGGTAGGTGTACTTCATCTGTTGATACTGATGTGATGTCTTGTGTGTCAATTTTAAGATATGACTTTAACTCCATTATTTTTTCCTTAGGTGTATCTAAGGATTTGAGTAGTTGTACTAGTTTCTTACCCCGCTTATCACAAGCCCAACAATGCCATGGGTTAATACCTTCCTTATTTTCAGTAAAGTTAACTTCAAGTTTAGGTTTATGATGTTTACAGAATGGGCAATAGTAAGCATGATTACCCTTAGATGTGGCTTTACCACTACCTAAAACAGAATTTATTATTGCAACTAGAGCTTGATTTATCATATAACTTATAATGTAATATCCTATATTTGGGTGGCCAAATCTTTTGGGAAAAACTTACCTAAAATTGAACTATTCACCCAATGTTTATCGTCTGATAATACATCATATTCAAATAAGTATTTAGTCTCATAGTATGTTAACTCTTTCGAGGACAGGCACAGACGTAACACTATACGTTGTAATTTTTCGGGTGGAGTATGTTTAACCCATTCCTTAACTTCGTCTGCTGAACCATAATATGTCTTCCAGTTAGACTCTGTTATTACTTTTTTCTTGGTGGGAGTACGACCGCGTTGTGTGGGTAAGGCGACTAATTCTTTTTTACCTAATTTCTTGTTATTGGTATTCTTAAATATTTTCTTGCCTATATATTGGCGGTCATTTTCTAGGTTAGTTGTCATATAAACATAACCATAATATTCATTTATATCAAATGTTGGGTCATTAATAAGATCTTCAACATATGTTGGACTCATAATCTGTAGCATATTAAATATAAATGTTTCCTTTTACATATCCTCCATTATCTTCTATTATTTGTTTAATTTGTTCTTCAGTATATTTTTCGGAGAGTGGAGTATTTTCTAAATCTAAATTACCCCCCACATTTAAATTATTAGGAAGTGAGGTGATTGGAGTATTTCTTAAATATAAACCACCCCCCACATTTAAATTATCAGGGAGTGAGGTAATTGGAGTATTTCTTAAATATAAACCATCCCCCACATTTAAATTATCAGGGAGTGAGGTGATTGGAGTATCATATAAATATAAATTACCCCCCACACTTAAATTATCAGGGAGTGAGGTGATTTTAGTATCTTCTAAATTTAAATTACCCCCCACACTTAAATTATCAGGGAGTGAGGTGATTTTAGTATTATATAAATCTAACCTACCTCCCACACTTAAATTGTCAGGGAGTGATATGATTGGAGTATTATATAAATCTAAACCACCCCCCACATTTAAATTATCAGGGAGTGAGGTGAGTGGAGTATTTCTTAAATATAAACCACCCCCCACACTTAAATTATCAGGGAGTGAGGTGATTTTAGTATTATATAAATCTAAATCACCTCCCACACTTAAATTGTCAGGGAGTGAGGTGATTGGAGTATTTCCTAAATATAAATCTCCTTTACTGCCATCTTTGATATATTGTTGAATTTTCTTTTGGAGGACTATTTGATAGTTCTTAGCGCGCTCTTCAGGAGAGCGTCTAGGAACTAGAATTTTATTTTCTTTAAGTATGTCTAATAGTTTGATCATTATCCGTTTATTATTTTAAAGCTATAATTGTCATTAAATACTATTGTTGAACCATTGATTGTGGTTTTAATTAATACAGTGTAATATCTTTCAGTTTGTAAACCACTCATATTTAAATCAAAATAACTACCACTAACATCAGCGTTAAGTTGGGTGAATTGAGTATCAAAGTTTATAACAAATTCATTTGTATCTAAATCTTTAATAGCCCAATATGATGCTGTAGGTAGATAATAATTTTGAGTGTAAATAGATGATGTTGACCATAATTGGGGAGGATATTCTGGTCGAGAATTTACTCTAAATCTATTGACACTTCCTGAATAAAAATAACCTGGATTTTGGGCTAATGTTATAACAGCTGGCAGAGTATTAAGAATAGTTAATGTTGATGAACCAGTATTCCATGAGTAGTCTCTCCATTTAAATTCTAACTGTGGGGGGTAAATAGTGTGAGTATCAACAGAAAAAAACTTAAGTTCAGGTTGAATATTAACATTATTTGTAAATTCACTAGATGGTGATAATTTTATTATAAACCCATCGTCTGATATTGCTCCTGTATACCATGCTCTTATAATATTAGAAACATTTAAATTTATATCTTTATCACTGGAATAGCTAAATATTTGTGAAGCTGTTATAGGATATTGAGTAGCATTAAAATAAGCGACATTAGAACCTGTCCACCAATTTCCACCTCCATCTGTAATATAAGGGAGATAAAATGAACCTGTAATATTGGGTGGATAATTGGATGTTAACCATTTGTTTGAGCCTGAGTAATCTAACCATATCCAGCTTGTACCATTACTCACTTCAGGTTCATCTAAATATTTACCGGTTCCCATTCCCCAATTTCCATATATCGGATAACAATCAATTTGAGTATCTAATGCTAATCCAGTTTCTGTAGCTATAAAACAATTTAAAGTTGCAGTCCATGATGATGTATCCATCAGCTGGGATGATGAACTTATGCCTATTTTATTTTCTATAACATCATTAATTTCATCTTGTGAAAATTGAATAAGAAACCTACTTACTTGTGGATTATTATTATTTGCTGTTGCTATTTGGGTTTTGGTAGACTCAATAATTTCATCTAATCCTGTATTCATTTGGGGAAACATAGAATACAAAGTAGCATCTTTACTAGGGAATATTTTATATATAGCCATTTATTTTATTATAAATATTAAATATAAATGTTTTCTTTTACATATCCTCCTTTATCTTCTATCATTTGTTTAATTTGTTCTTTGGTGTATTTTTTAGAGAGGGGAGTATTT